ATCAAAAAGCTTATATAACATATTTTTTTGTCCTTTATATTTATAATAAAAATAAAAATATATTGCATATTCTAAAAATAATGATTTTGTAAATATTAAACAATCACAATTTTCACATACAGGTTGTCTATTAATTACTTTATTTTCAATTAATTCCTCATAAAATGGTTTAATAAAACCATTAAATAAGCTAATTTCTCTTCGCATTTCTCCATATAATTTAGATGCATCTGAATAATTTTTTGATGTTCCTTGACCACTGCATGCTCCTTTACAAATATCGCACTTAGTTCTAGTTTTACAATAATTTGATTTTGCTGATTTCTTCATAAATAATATTATTTATAAATAAAAAATATTATTTTCAATTTTTTAAATTAATCACTATTATTATATTTTTTTCTTGTACCATTTACCCTTGCAATATATTCTAACACATTTTCTAATGTTACTTCATCTGGATTTAAATTATTTGGTAAAGACATATTCTTATTTTTTTTCTTCCCTTTACCTTTTATTTGTAAATAATATCCATATTCTCCTTTTTTTAAATATACCTTTTTATTTTTTATAGTAAATGTCTTTAAAGCATATGGATCACCACTATCAAATAATTTTTTAGCATAATGAATATCTATTTTATCTTCAGTAATATTTTTATCTTTAATAGACATTGTTTCTTTATTCATTTTTAAATATAAACCATATTGTCCCTTATACAAATAAACATGAGCATTAGAAATCTTACCAATTAATTTTGGATATTGTAACATACTTACTGCATCTTCAATAGTTAAATCTTCTGGTTTTTTATTTTTTAATGGTGCATATTTCCATTTTTTATTTTCAATATCTTCCATTATTTTTACGTATGGACCATACTTAGATGAACCTGTATATATTTCTAATCCAGATACTGGATGCTTACCTAATAAAACATCTGTATTATTTACAGTTAAATGTTTTGCTTCATCATGTAATTTTACAACCATTGGATTAAACATTTTGTAATACTGATCTAAAATATTATACCATTTAGCTTTACCTGCTGCTATCTTATCTAAAAATTTTTCAAATTTAGCTGTAAAATCTATATTCATTATAACATCAAAATTCTTGACTAAAAAATCAGTTACTTTTATACCCATTTCTGTTGGTGCTATTTTTTTATTCTCTTTACCTATTAAAATATCCTTTTTGTTTTTTGTAATTTTATATTTAGAATCAATTTTTATTATTCTAGATTCTTTTTTTTGACCTTGAATATCTTTAATTTCTACATATTTTCTATCCATTACTTTAGATATAATACTAGCGTATGTTGATGGTCTGCCAATACCTTTCTTTTCTAAATATTTAATTAATCCTGCTTCATTATATCTATAAGGTGGCTTTGTATATTCTTCAGAAACTAATATATTTTTCATATCTACTATTTTGTCTTTTTTTATTTTTACAAAACCCTTTTCATTTTCACTATCATGAGTATTATATAATTTTAAAAAACCATCAAAATCAATAGTTTCTAATTTAGAAACAAATAAACTTTTTTTTGGTAAAATAGATTCTGCATCATTTAAACCATCAATTTTTATTGTTTGAATATTCAATATAGCATTTGACATCTGACTGGCCATAGTTCTTTTCCAAATCAAATTGTATAATCTTTCTGCATCTTTATCTAATTTAGTAAAACTTGATATTTCTAACTTAGTTGGTCTGATTGCCTCGTGAGCCTCTTGAGCTCCTTTACTTTTAGATTTAAAAACCTTAGGATCACTATAATTATCACCATAAGTTTCTTCAATATATTCCTTACATTTGTCAATTGCATCTTTAGACAAATTTGTACTATCAGTTCTCATGTAAGTTATCATACCAGCCTCATATAATTTTTGTGCAACCATCATTGTCTTTTTAACAGGAAAATGCAATTTAGTTGATGCATCTTGTTGTAATGTTGAAGTAATAAATGGTGGAGAAGCTTTTTTTTGTGCTTTTTTTTCAGTTACTTCTTTTACTTTAAATTCAGTATTTTTGTTAATTTTTTTTAAATACTTCTCAGCCTTTTCATAAGAAGAATATCTATATTGATCCTTACCTTTCATCAGTACACCATTTAATTTTGATTTTTTGTAATAAAATTCACCAATAGTTTTAAAATATGGAGAACTTATACTATTTTCTATTTCTCTTTCTTTATCAATAATAACCTTAACTACAACTGATTGTACACGACCTGCTGATGAACCACCTGCTAAATGTTTCCATAATATTGGACTAATTTTATAACCCACTAACCTATCTAATAATCTTCTAGCTTGTTGAGCATATACCATATCATAATTTATTGTAGTTGGTTTTTTTATTGCATCGTTTAATGCTTTTTTTGTTATTTCATGAAAAACTATACGTTTTGGTTCTTTTAATTTTAATAAATCAGCTAAACTTGATGCAATCATTTCTCCTTCCCTATCTTCATCAGCTGCCAATATAACTTCCTTACATGAGCTAGCTATATCTTTTAAATCTTTAACAACTCTTCTTTTATCTGGAATTATAATATAATTTGGTTTAAAATTATTATCAACATCTATTGATAAAGTTTTTGAATCTAAATCTCTACAATGACCAAATGATGCTTTGATAATATAATTTGATCCTAAATATTCACCTATCTTTTTTATTTTTCCAGGAGACTCGACTATAACTAAAGTCTTTAACATTAATATTTAATATAAATAATAAAATTGTCTATAAATCAATTTTATTATTTCTTTACTACTCTAAATCCGATAAATTTATGATTGCATTCTAAGTCCTCTGCACGTCTGTAACTTTTTTTTATTAAATAATCTGGTGTACACCAAGATCCACCTTTACATACTCCTTTCTTACCAAAATAAGGATAACTATATTCTTGATAAACTGGACTTCTTATAAAACCGTCATATGGATAATAATTATTTAAACACCATTCCCATACATTACCATAAAGACCAACTACTTTTAATTTATTTATATTTTTATCATCTAATACTGATATTGTTGTACCAACTTTACAATTCAAATTACTATTTAATTTTTTATCATTTATATAAAAACTTGTTAAATATTCCCATTCAGATTCAGTAGGTAATCTACATTTAGACCAATTACAATATGCATAAGCTTCATGATAACTAATATTTATTATTGGATTATTCATCCTTAAAACATAATATATACCTGCTATTTTTTCTCTCCATTCTTTTCCCTTAAAATCTCTATCATACTCCCAATTTATTGGTTGAATTAATTTTTTTTTTAAACGCCATCTCCATCCCATATTTGACCAATATTTTTTATTTGTATATCCTTTGTTTACAACAAACTGTAAGAATTGATAATTAGTTATACAATATTTTGAAACTTTAAAAGAATTGATAGTAACTTCAAATGGAGGATATTCATTATCATTATAAAATTCACCATTAAAACTATTTTCAGTTCCTTGTAAAATATTACCCTTGGGAATATTTATAAATTCTATATTATTTAATAAAGATTTATTGTAAATTACTTTAAAATCAAATAATTTTATTCTTAAGATTCCTAATGTGGTTATCATATCTTCAATTATATGATCATTATATATTTGACAAAATCTTAAAATATATTTTTCAAAATTAGTTAATGTATTCTTATTAAAAATAAAATTATTAATATGTTCAATTATTGATTCAAAAATATCATAAATTAAATCAATACTTAATAATTCAATTAAAAATCTACTACTATAATCAATTGTAAACATATCATAAATTTTATTATTTAATCTTTTTTCTACATTTATTGCTAAATTTTTACAACAATAATTCTGCCAAAAATAAATAATATTACCTAATTGCCACTTTAAAGGATTTGTCTTTCCATAATAACTATTACATTGCAATTCTAATCCTCTATTATTATAAACTAAATCAATTAACATTTTTGTTTTTTTAAATGTCAAAGTTAATTGTCTATATAAAACATTTCTATCTAAACTAATATTAATATTTTTTAATTTGTCTTTTATTGTTACTAAATTTAATTCTAAATTCATATTAAATATTATTATAAAAAAATTTTTAAATATATTTAATTAATTTATTATGTGTTATTCATAATAAATTTTTTTTATTTTGTTTGCAACCAATTCTTTTAATTTATATAAAGATATTCTTTTATCTGGATGATAATTACAACAAGCTAAAATTATATCTCTAATATCAGAATTTAAACAACTTTTAAACCGATCTTCATCTCGTAAATTTGAATCTATAAACTTATGGTAATTACTATCATAAATTATTTCATCATCATCAAATTTAATTTGAAATAAATTTTCACCCATTTTCAATTTATATAAAGTCAGTCCTAAGCTCCATACATCAGCTTTAAAAGGACAGTATTCTAATTCATCAAAATCAAATACCTCCGGTGCTGCATATAAAGGTGTTCCTTTCATATCAGTAACTAACATATTTGGTTCATTTATATAATCTTTAAAAAATGTAGAAAAACCAAAATCAATTATTACTGGTATTATGTCCGAAGATGTAAATGCGTTGTCGAATTCAAAAAATCTTTCTATTTTTATTAGAAAATTACCTGGTTTAATATCTCTATGAGCAATTCCTATTTCTTTAAGATATATAATAGTATAAACCATTCTATAAAATATCTTAAGTAGATCTATGTTTAATTTATCATCTTTAAACTTCTTTGTTATAGCAATATCATTCAAATTACAAGTATTAGGTAACCACTCAAAAAATATACTGTTATTATTATCTGACCTATAATTAATAATATCTTTCTTTATTCTATTAAACCTTTTAATATGTTTATATATTTTAACTGCATTCTCTTTAACTTTTCTATTCTTAAAAGTTTTCTCAACAACTAATTTCAATGGATTATCTATATCAGACCCAATAACATCCCAAGATAAATACACTCTTGATTGTCCATTTAAATTAGCATTTGATTTTCTATTTCTTCCTAATTCAACAAATTTTATTGGTTTTATATTTTTTGAATTATATTTACTTAAATAATAATCTAATTTTTTTAATAACTCGTTTGAATCATATTTGATACTTTTCCAATTTTGAAAATTGTACCATAATGGTTTCAAACTATCAGTTATTTTTTCACTATTATATAAATTATTAATAGATAATTCATAATCATCACACTGCATCATATTATACCTATTATTTAATTAAAAATGTAAATTTCAATTTTTTATAATATCATAATTATTGTTTATTTGACTTACTAAGATATGTAGAATTGGAAATATTAACATAAAATATGACTTGTAATTAATAAAATACATACATACCAAACTTCCATATAAACCATATATAAATGGTATCTTATATTTATATTCTACATAGATATGTGATGCATCCCATGCCTTAAATGAATAACTATTATATTCTATACTTCTACTTCGTATCCATGATATATATAGAAATATAACAAATAAAGCTTCCTCCAAATATATTTTTACATTATAATATAAACAATAAAAATTCCAATATAAAAATGGAAATAAATGATAGGCTAAATCCATATAAATACCATAATAAATACTCATATTTTTTTTTATTAACATACTATTTATATTTTTATTACTTATTGCTGAATAAAACATTACACTTATAATACTACTTAAACAACATAAAAAGCCAGGACTAAATTTAACAATACCACTTAAATGTAACAAATTAAATACAATACTCCACTTTGTAAAAGCATCAAAATAATATGAGTCAAATAATAGAAAAATATAAATTACTATATTTTTCCAATTAAATATACTGTATTCAATTATCATTAATTAAACTTATATTTTAATTATTTTTAACTAAAAAATACGAATAGAAAAAATAACCTACTAAACCTAAAATTAATCCAACATGCCATTTAGTTTTCATTTCTTGATATTTATCTACCCATCCTTTTATTTCATCTTGAGTTTTTAAACTATTTAATATCCAATTCTTTTTTGGAAATAACGAATAAACAAAATATTGTACTATAAAATAAATAGCTGTATTTTCACATGCTAATAAACCACCACCATCTTTTCCTTGATTAAAATAAAAATGATAAGCTAATGCTACTAAAATACCAGATACAGTAGCAATTAACCAAATATTTCGTCTTTCATTTACAACTTTTTTATACATTTTTTTTTGATCATCATTTAAATCTTTATAATATCCTTTTTTTGAACCACATGCTAACATTACTGCAACACTTGCTACAACAAATCCTATTGATATTCCACAATGTGTTTTACACTTCATTAATATAAATTATATAATTATTTTATAATATTAAAAATTTATATATTTAAATTTTAATTTAAAGGACCATGTTTTGAATAATCAGTAAAATTAGGATCTAAATATTTTTCATAATTATTTTTAAACATATTTGCTAATTTAATCGCATTTATTTCATATTCTTTAATATCACTCCATGCTTCTCTAGGATTACATATTTCTTTACAAACATTATTTAATTCAACTGGAACCTCAAAACCGAATATACTATCTTTGTTGAATATAGCATCAGATATAGAATTATCTAAAATAGCATCAATACAACTTCTAGTATTTTTAATACTTATTCTTTCTCCTACACCATATCCACCTCCTACCCAACCAGTATTTACTAAGTATACATTACAATTATGTTCCTCTATTTTTTTTTGCAACAAATCAGCATAAACTGTTGGATGCAATGTTAAAAATGCAGCTCCAAAACATGCTGAAAATGTAGCTTCTGGTTCTGTTACTCCTCTTTCTGTACCTGCTACTTTCGCTGTATAACCTGATAGAAAATGATACATAGCTTGACCACTATTTAATCTTGCAACTGGTGGTAATACTCCAAAAGCATCACATGTTAAAAAAATTATATTATTAGGATGTCCTGCTTTTTGAGGTTCATGCCAATTAGATATATGATCAATTGGATAACTTACTCTTCCATTCTGAGTTTTGGATGTATTATAGTAATCAGGAGATTTGTCCTCATTTTGCCATACATTTTCTAATAAAGCACCTTTTCTAATAGCTTTATAAATATCTGGTTCATTTTCTTCTGATAAATCAATAGTCTTAGCGTAACAACCACCTTCAAAATTAAATATACCATCTTCATCCCAACCATGTTCATCATCACCTATTAGATATCTATTAGGATCTGCTGATAATGTTGTTTTACCAGTTCCTGATAATCCAAAGAATAAAGCAGTATCACCATTTTTTCCAACATTTGCTGAACAATGCATTGCCATAATATTATCTAAAGGTAACCAATAATTCATCAAACTAAATATACCCTTTTTGTTTTCACCTCCATACCAAGTACCTAATATAACTCCTAATTTTTTTTCTAAATTAAATGCTATCGCTACTTCTGAATTTAAACCATGATTTTTCCATTGATCATTTACTACAGAACAAGCATTAATAATTGTAAAATCAGGCTCTTCTTCATACAATTTTTCATCATCATCAGGTCTTATGAACATATTACTCACAAAATGTTGTTGCCATGATAATTCGTGAACAAATCTTACTTTTTTTCTAGATTTATCATTTGATCCACAATATCCATCAAATAAGTAAATATTATCTAAAGAATTAAAATGATTGATTGATTTTGATAATAAATGATCAAATACTTCAGATGTTATAGGCTGATTAACATCTCCCCACCAAATATTTTGTTCAGATTTATTGTTTTTAACTATCCATTTATCTTTTGGAGATCTTCCAGTAAATTTTCCTGTGTCAACTCCAAATGTATCACCATATTTAGTTTTGAATACTTTTCCCTCATTATTTTTTACTTCATGTTTAAATAGTTCATCTTGAGATAAATTGTAATTAATATTATTTGGTCTATAAATACCTATTTTACTTAAACCAAATTTATTACAATTTGAATAATTTCTTAATATAAATTTACGAAATGGTTGTTTAAAAAACAGTTTTTTAAACATTTATATATAAAAATATATAAAAAATTTTATCTAAATACTAGTATATGGATAAAGATCCTTATAAAAAAAAATATTTAAAATATAAAAGCAAATATGAAAAATTAAAACAAAAAGGTGGTATGTTCCGATTAAATGCAAATGGTACTTTTACTCCAATTAGACAACGTGTTGTTGTTAGACAACAACCTTCTCCTAGAGTCGTTGTTAGACAACCAAGTAGTGGAATATTTGTACAATCACCACAACCTGTTGCTGTTATAAGAAATCGTGTTATAACTAGATCTATTAATATAAGAATTCCAAGAGGCGTAAGAGCAGGTGATGGAATAAGATTAGGTGGTGATTTTGTAATACGTTATAATAATGAAAGAATCATTGTATCATGTCCAGAAAATGCTGGACCAGACGATTCAGTAAATGTTACATTAACTCAAAAAAATATTACAATTCCTAGAGGACTTGTAGCAAATAAAAAATTTCAAATTAGAGTAAATGGAAAATTACATTACGCTTTGTGTACTAGTAAATGTGTACCTGGAAATACTATAAACATTTGGGTTGCTACAAATGTTCAAAAAATATAAAATAATTAAAATATATAAAAATTTATAAATTTTAATTAGAAACTAATAAATCTAAATAAAATGATTTATTATAATTATAACTAGATAATGTAATTTTTACATCTGATAAATCTATATCTAAATTATTAATTATTACTTTATTATATACTTGTCCATCATAAATACAATTATAAAAAATATTACAATTATCTTCATAATCTGTTTCTTTGTATTGAAATATATTATAAAAATTAATATAATTCTCTTTTTTATTTAATACTCTATTATAATTACCTTGTTCTTTTAATTTAATTGAATATTTATTGTGACAACATTCATTGTGCATATGCAAAATTATATTTTTTATATTATTAAAATCTAATATTATCCAATCATAATAAATATTATCATAATTACATTTACTGAATACTTTTTTTGTTAACTTTTTATTTATATATATATCATCAAAAGAATCAAAATTAAATTTAAGTAAATTTTTTTTATGAAAAAATATAGAATTGTAAATATCAGTGATTACTTTAAAACAATCACTATAAATTGAACCAATGTAGTTTATGCTTTCAAACATTATATTACTATTTATATAATATAATATAAAAAATTCAATTATTTTATATTTATAAATATTCAAATATTAAATCAATTATTTCAGATACATTAAACTTCAAATATAATAATACCTTTTTTCTATTAATATCATAATTTATTATAGATTTTAACATTTTTGCTTTCTTTAATGTTAAATTACCCCAATAAGGTAACCACTCCATATTAACCCATGGAACTATTTTAGATATATTGTATTTTAAATAGTACAAATTATCAATTGGATATAAACTATATCCTACATTATATCTAGTTAGCATCCCATTCCAATTAGAAAAAGTTTCTATTTTCATATCCCAATCATTTGATTTTTGTTTATAGTAATTAAGTATATAATCAGGTACAGTTCCTAATTCACAAAAACA